TAAATACTCTTCTTAATGATGAAGAGGACTTGTTGGATCTCGAGGAAATTTTAGATGATTGTGAGGAAATGTTTTTAAAGACACATACTGACACCACGCCAGAGTCCAGGTTCATTGACAAAGTCCCGAGAGGGGCACAGTTAGATGCCCTCAGGCATGGAAAGGTTGAGGCTGTCCTTCGGGACAACCATCTTAACACTGCTAAAAATGTCGTTTATTCATCCACCCCAGATTTTGAAAATTACATCAAAACTCTGGAGGGTGATTGGCATAAAGTGTTCCTTAATGGTGACAATTTTGCAGCTATCCGAAGACCTCAAAATATGCCCGATATGGATTGGGTATTTTTGGTTCAAGATGTTGCAAAAGCATTGGAAGAGACTATGAGCGATGAAGATCGCCAGAAATTGAAAGATGCCAAGGTGGCCAAGGCCACTGGTTCTAACCAAGCCGGTAATTCCTCCGATCAACGACCCAACAGCCAGATGAAAGGCAAGGGTGGTGGTGGTGGGAAGAAAAATTATGATCGAAGTAAGCGTACTGCTAATTTCGATGATGATGAATCCCAGCATTATAGGAGAGATACAGGGGGTTTCGGAGGCCAAGCTGAAAGTAGGCAAGACCAATTCCACTCTTTCGAAAATGAAGTCGAACGTGAGACAATCACCGACGGCCTTTTGAAACGGTGGGACTCTGCCAGAACCAAGCTTGGATCTGTATCCTTTGATCCATCCCATTGGTTATCCCGAGTCCATATGGACAAAGAATACCATATTCCAGTTCCCAAGGACGCTTTTAATCAGATTACTTTGGCTAATCTTAACAGAGCTGTTAAACATCCTTTGTTTAACTTAATCTCTGTTACTGACCAGAGGACTGTGACTAATAGCATAGCCGGCAGTGTTAAATTGGCAAATAAAGCCGATAGAGACGCTAAGGCTAAAGATCCTAAGAAGAAGGTTTCTGAAAAACCTAAAAAGAAGCCATCTAAGGCTCCTGGAAAACAAAAACCAAAGAAGGCTGTCAAGCTTGAATCCCCTTATCTGGATTTGACTTTGATTCCTCCTCGTGTAACTCCCGAATCCCGTATTGTAGAAGGAGAACTCATCACAAAGAATGACCGTGCTTGTCTTATAGCTATTCATTCAGCTGTTGATGGGAGATTTATCTCTATGGGTTTTAGGTTCACGTCAGAATGTTATCTGACTACTATGCACACTTTTACTAATGTGCCTGGCATTAAAAACTTTGTTTTTGGTGGGGGTTTTCCCAAGTCAAAAGAATACGTTATGTCGTGCCTTAAAGACGGTGTAGTTAATGGTACCGATGAATATGCAACATTTGATTTTGAAAGTAACGTTGTTACTACTGATCCAATGTCTGCTAACGATCTTGATTATACAGGATTGGCGATTATTCACGGAACAAAACACCCTAAAGGTGTTAAATGCGGAAAGCTAGATGTGTCGGCGGAAAAACTTCCTGGAATCATCCTGGTCGTGAACCCAGTTAAACCTGGGTCCGAACCAGAGGGAGAAACCCCTGGCAATATAGTTGAGCATGGTCGAAGGTTATTTGCACATTTGTCCCCAACATTTTGTGATCGCGGTTCATCAGGCCTACCTATTAAAGGTTTAATGAATGACGGTGGTATTTGTGGGATGCATGTGGGGAGCGAGGCAGTCATACAGGGGATTCGACAGAATCTTGCTATTGACTTAATGTCCGCTGCTTCTCGAGTAGAGGTTGAAAACCTCTTATCGAGAATCCCTCCAAAAAACTAATCGGCCCCCCCTCCCGTAGGGGGGGACCTCTCTTCGCTGGCAACCACGAGTTTGTCGGTGAAGAGATAGAAAATCCTGATTCTTATCATGTTTTGGGATACATAAAGAACTATAGGATGCCTCAGAAGAACAGCGTGATATCGGATTCTGCAATTAGTGATGATTTTTCTAAATTTCACACTGATTATTATTCGATAGCAAAACCCGGCAATATTGCCGAGGCACATGCTGAGATGGCACACTACAATGTTAATCATCTTGTAGACAGTCACGAAAGAATCTATAACCGTTATGGTCGTAGAGCAATCTTAGATGTCTGCAGAGTGCTTGGCGAAGGAATGGATTTAGATAATGTCCGTAATAACTTACGCCCTTCTCTCTTTTCAATGATTCGTGAGATGAATTTGAAAGGAGCGTCTGGGTTTGGTGAAAAAGCACATAATAAAGGTAGATTCTTGACTGAGAATTTTGAAAAATTTTTTCAGTGTTTTAAATACCCTATTACTTGTTTATCCACCCAACTACCCATTTGGACTGTTGTTCAGAAGGGAGATGAAGTTAGGGTTGCTGCGAAAAACCCGCGCACTTATCAATTTCCTCCAGTTCAAACACATGTTGCCATGTCAGTTTCCCATTATGGATTTGACATGGAACTAAAAGCGAAGAAGTTTATTCTTCCTTTTGCTTTGGGCTATTCCCCTGAGTATGATATTGATCAGTTAATGAATCGATTTCTTCTTGATGGGCATGATCCTATTGCGATGTTTAACTGGGACGGGACTAAATTTGATAGGTCCCTTCCCGAGTTCATCATCAGATCTTGTTATATTGTCCGAAAGGCTATATATAAAGCATGTGGTGCTGACTCACAATTGTTAGCTCTTTTAGACATGGTCGCCAGTACTTTGGCCTGCCGTGTCCATATTTTGCCAGACGGCGAAATAATACTCGTTCGGAATGGTAATCCCTCCGGCGCCCCGGCTACGTCTACTAATAATAGTCTAGCCCAAATCTTGATTTGGTCAATTATGCTCATGATCTATAAGGAAGAGCGACCTGAATGTAACCTCGAATTCACAGAATTCTTGAGGGACACAGGCTTCCTATGTATGGGTGATGATGGTACTTTGGCCATACACAAT